GTCCGGCGTGAGCGTTTGTGAAGCGGTTTTTCCCGCTCCCCTATGATGTAAGTGACCCCGGCACCGATGTCACCGGCCCGGGGTCTGGTCAACACCCTGTGGAGGTGTCGACAGTGGCCGATGTTAGAGACCGCACGTGTGAAGCGTGTGGGGCTGTGTTCTCGGGTCGTAAACGTAGGTTCTGCTATGACTGTCTCGTCGAACACCGACAGGATCCCGTGTTGTACGCCCGCCAATACGGGGCGCTCTATCGGGTGGACATCACGTGCATTGACTGCGGCAAGGTGGTACGTGCATATAGCAGAACAACGCGCTGCCGTGTGTGCACTGAGAAACGGCGTCAAGCCGGGATGCTATGTAAGGAGTGCCGTAAATGTGGGGCGTTGTTCGTGCCACGTGGCAAGGGCTTTGGTCGTCGAACGTTCTGTTCAGACGCTTGCGCTACCAGGGTTTGCCCTGAGTGCGGCAAAGAATTCTTCGATCGGGCAGGTCAACGTTGCTCGGCGGCATGCATTAAAGAACGCGAACTTCGGCAGAACCGGGAGGCGAGCCGTCGCCGGTCGATTCGTCGTCGGGGAGCCATCAAAGGTCCTTACCATGATCTGGAGATCTTTGACCGTGACGGTTGGAGGTGCCAGATCTGCAAGGGGCTGACGAGGCCGTGGCATCGGGTGCCGCACCCTTTGGCGCCGACGATTGACCACATAGTTCCGGTGAGCAAGGGAGGTGATGACGTGGCCACGAATGTTCAGTGTGCCCATTTCCGGTGCAACACGAGGAAACAGGCTGGTGCCGCCGATGATCAGTTGAGGTTGGTTGGATGACTCGCTCTCTTGCCAGTGTTGTCGCCGAGGGGGACCTTCGGGGGTCGCTCGAGGCTCTGCGCGATCGCCTTGCTGCTGATCTCGACTGTAATGATGGGCGTGGGACGGCTGCGTTGGCGAAGCAGCTCGTCGAGGTGTTGAAGGCCATTGCGGCGTTGCCGTCGGGCAAGGAGAGAACGATCGACGATGAGCTCGCTGATCGACGAAAGGATCGGGTGGCAGCGGCCGGCGTATCGGACGGGTCCGCGGGCCGGCAGGTCGAAGGGCGTCGACGCGTCGCTGATGGCCGGCCTAGGCGGTCTGGATCTTGATCTCTGGCAACGGCAGGTTCTCGAGGCGGCGCTAGCAACTAGGAGGGGCAAGTGGGCGTCGTTTGAGGTGGCGTTGATCGTGCCCCGTCAGAACGGCAAGGGTTCGATTCTTGAGGCGCTCGAGTTGCATGCCCTCTACCGGGATCCGGATTGTCGGCTGATTCTCCATTCGGCGCACGAGTTCAAGACGGCGAAGGAAGCGTTCCGGCGGATCACGGCGCTTATCGAGGAGAGTGATCTGCTGCGGGCTCAGGTGGCGCACATCCGGTACACGACCGGTGAGGAAGGGGTCGAGCTCAGGGATGGGTCTCGGCTCAAGTTTGTGGCCCGGTCGTCTGGGTCGGGTCGCGGGTTCACCGGTGATCTCATCATTCTTGACGAGGCGTACAACTTGTCGACGGACATGATGGCGGCGTTGTTGCCGACGATGTCGGCTCGTCCGAACCCGCAGATCTGGTACACGTCGTCGGCACCGTTGCCGGTCGTTCATTCGGATGTGTTGCGCCGGTTGTGTAAGCGGGGGAGGGCGGGGACATCTGAAAGTCTGACGTACTTCGAGTGGTGTGCCTCCCAGCAGGACGCGTTGGATGACCCTCGGGTGTGGGCTGCAGCGAACCCGGCGTTAGATATTCGGATCAGCCCGGAGTTCGTCGCGAGGGAGTTGGAAGCTCTCGAATCGGAGGAGTTTGCTCGGGAACGTCTCGGTATCTGGACGGAAGAGGACCGGAACCCTCGGATTATCCCGGCGGAGGTGTGGGCGGCCTGCGATGATGTCGAGTCGAGGCCGACGGGCCCGGTGTGTTTCGCTTTGGATGTTTCGCCTGATCGGGCGTCGGCGACGATCGTTATGGCTGCCGAGTCGGATCGTGGTGGTGTTCATGTCGAGATCACTGGCAACGACGTCGTGTATGACCATCGGCCGGGTACGGGTTGGGTTGTTGAGCGTGCCGTCGAGTTGCAGCAGCGGTGGGGTGGGAAGGTGGCGGTCGCTAAGGGGTCACCGGCCTGGTCGTTGAAAGAGGATCTTGAGGCTGCGAAAGTCGATCTGTTGCCGATCTCGACGGAGGAACATTCGCAGGCGTGCGGCGATCTGTACGATGCTGTGAACGAAGCGAGGTTGAGGCATGTCGGTCAGGTCGAGTTGGATGCTGCGGTCGCTGGGGCTGATCGCCGCTACTACGGTGACGCATGGTTGTGGTCGCGGCGTACTTCGAGCGTAGATATTTCGCCGTTGGTGGCGGTGACGTTGGCGCATTGGGTGGCTCAGAAGCGTCAACGCAAACCGAAGATCCACTGGAGAGAGGCTGACTGATGGCCTTCTGGAGTCGCCTGTTTGGTGATAGCCCGAACCACGCCGGGACTGCGACCGCGGGCTATAGCCCGGGGGATCCGGAGGGTGTCACCGTCGAGATTCCTGAACCGGTCGAGCTGCGTTCGTTTCCGGTGGTGTCGCCGTCGCCGTGGTCGGGTTGGCCGGCGGACTGGTCCACGCCGGCGTTCAACATGAATTCGCAGTTCAACACGCTGATCGATGTGGCGTGGATGTGCCTGGACAAGAACGCTTCGGTCCTGTCGACGATGCCTGTGTACCGGACCCGGGCCGGTGAGATGCTCGATCCGACGTCGTGGATGGCGAACCCGGATCCGATGATCTACACGTCGTGGTACGAGTTCGCCAAGCAGCTGTTCTGGGATTACCAGTTGGGTGAGGCGTTCGTGTTGCCGATGGCGTTGGGGGCGGACGGGTTCCCGTTGTCGTTCCGGGTGGTGCCACCGTGGCTGGTGAACGTCGAGATGCGGGGCGGCGGCCGGGTGTACAACCTCGGGGCGTTGGATGTGACCGGCGATCTTCTGCATATCCGCTACAAGTCGACGACTGATAGTGGACATGGTGTGGGGCCGCTCGAGTCGGCCGGCGCCCGAATGATCACCGCTGGGGTGTTGACCAGGTATGTTCGTGAGGTCGCGTCGACTGGCGGTGTTCCGTACTACACATTGAACACGGACATAGATCTCTCGCCTAAGGATTCTCAGAAGTTGTTGGACCAGTGGGTAGAGACCCGCAAGGCCAACTTGGGTGCTCCACCGGTGCTCGATAATGGGGTCACACTGCAGACCCACCAGTCGATGTCCCCGAAGGACATGACGATGTTCGAGCTCTCCCAGTTCACCGAAGCGCGGATCGCGGAGCTGTTGGGTGTCCCGGGTCCGCTGGTCGGTCTACCGACGGGTGATTCGTTGACGTACAGCAACATCACGTCCCTGTTCGATTTCCATGATCGGGCGTCGTTGCGTCCGAAGGCGGCGGATGTGATGGCGGCCCTGTCGTTCTGGGCGTTGCCGCGGGGCCAGTCGGTCGAGTTGAACCGGGACGAGTACACGCGGCCGGCGTTCAACGAGCGGGCCGAGTCGTGGGTGAAACTCAAGGACGCGGGGATCGTTTCTGCCGATGAGGTGCGGGCTGCCGAACGGTTCGCTGGGGACGCGCCGGCGTCGGACGGTCTGGACGACGAAGCTGCTGCGGTTGCGTTGACCGGCGGTGATCTCTCGTGAACGGGGTTCGATGATGGTCGAAACGGTTGAGTCGGAATATCGGGCTCAGATGGCGCCGGTGGAGTTCCGGGCCGCGAACGTGGCCGGGGTGAACTTCGCTCAACGGATCGTCGATCTGGTTGTCGTCCCCTATGACGAGGAAGCGCAGGTGGAGTGGCGCGGCGAGATGTGGCGGGAGAGTTTCGAGCGCGGGTCGTTCGATGGGATCGAGAAGCGGCCGGGTCGGGTGAAAGCCAACCGGGACCATGACAACACCAGGCTGGTCGGCAAGGCCGTCAGGTTCTGGCCCTCCCGCGAGGAAGGTCTTGTCGCCGAAGTTCGGATCTCGCAGACCCCGCTTGGTGACGAAACCCTTGCCCTTGCCGACGACGATGTCCTGGGTGCGTCGGTGGGGTTCGCTGCTCGGTTGCGTGACCAGGTACTTGACAAGCAGGCGATGAGTCGCCGCATTCGGCGGGCCTATCTCGATCACATCGCGTTGACACCGGACCCGGCGTATCTGGGCGCTAAGGTCCAAGGGGTGCGGAGTCCACTGTCACAGTCGGCGGACGCATCTATGGCACCATTGTCGACACCGGTTCTAGACGAGTTCCTCGCAGACGATGTTCTGCGTTGGGCATCGGGACGGTTCCAGAGCTAACTGTTCCACACATAGCACTACCGACCCCCTAAAGAATGGGTCGCCTCGGAGAAAGGGGCGGGTCGTAGCGGGTGCACCCGTAAGCAATACGACCCCTTTCACCTGTGGAGGTGATCCGTTATGGGCGT